TGGCAGCAAAGCGGCCATGACCATCCCGCGGCTTGGCATCCTCCGCATCATCAACGGCATCTGCGCTGTCGCCAGCGAATTCATCGAAATATGCGTCCGCTTGAGCCTCAGCGGCGATATGATCTTCGTTTTCTACGCTCATGGTGTCCTCCAGCGGCCTTCACAGGCGGCTATTGGGTGGGTGGTTATGCGTTGTGCAGCTTGTCGCGCAACAGGTAGCCTTCCAGCTGCCAGATTTTGTTGCGAGCGTTATCCCGCGCGATCTTGCGACCCAACTCCTGGTCGAAGTTTTCCGGGCTTGCGCACGCACTCTCGCCGATCACGGTGAAACCATTGCGAAGCGTCAGGCAGCACACAGTAACGGTGGTGCCAGGGAAAACGTGATAGTCGTCGCTCACAATTGTCGCGTCGATTGCGTCAGGCGTCAGGCGCGGCGCAGTCAGATTCTTGTCTTGGATTTCCTTCTCTACAGCTGCTTCGCTTGTCATGGCATCTTCCTCTCTGGGTTGCCGGTTAGGTATATGAGTCCGACACGATGACCGGGTCGTCCTCGGTTTCCGTCAGGCAGAGCAGCTGATCGATCAGGTCGATACGGCCGCGCTGCTGCTCGGAGTCCTGGTCTGCGATCAGCGCGTTGATCGCCTCAGCGCGTTGTTGCTTGGCCCAGCCGACCACGGCCAGCCAGGTATCGGAGTGTTTGTCGATCTGCATCAGAATGTGTCGTTCCCGTTCGCGAGATTCTGCGCCTGCAGCTGCGTAGTGGTACGCTTGAGCGCCAGATCCCCCGCGGCTTTTTCACGCTCAGTTTTAATACGGGCTTCATCCAGTGCCACCTTGGCCTGCAGCTGGGCGACGGTCAGATTTTCGCGGGCGGCGATCTCGGCCAGCTTCAGCTCACGCTCCTGTGCCAGTTTGGCGGCGTTGTACTGTGCCTCTTGCTGCAGCTCCAACTGTTTGCGCTGCGCTTCCGCCCGGGCTTTCTGCTGATCCATCTGCAGCTGCGCCTGCTTGAGCTGCAACTCAGCCATTTTGAGCTGATCCTCGCCGCCCTGCTGAGCGTTCTCAGCCATCTGTTTGCGCTTCGCCTCGATGTCCGCGTCCGACAATGTGATCGTGTGGTACGGCACCTCCAGCGACTTGGCAATTTCCCGATCGAGCCCGGCCCAGTCACGGCGTATCGCCAGTTCGGGATTCCCTGCCGAGATATTGGCGTAGATCATCAGGTTTTCCTGCTGCTTCTCACGCACCAAGAGCGCACCAGAGCCACGGGCATCGACGGTGTAATCGCCCTTGATGTCCGGCTTATCGCTGTACTGCATATTCCAGTCGTAGAAGCGGGTGATTGTGGGCCGCGTCATGTCATCATCCCAGTTTTTCACCGCACGGCGCAGCACGATATTGGCGCTGTTCATCAGCATCGCCATGCCACTGCTGGTCTTGGTGACATGGGCCGACTGCTCACCCTGGGCAATCAGCGGCAGGTTGGTTTCCTCGTCGGCCAGCTGTCGGGCCATCTGAAAAATCGCGGCCAGCTCGGCCTGGTGATTGGGGATCGTGAAGGAGGCAAACGCCTCGCGCACGTCGCGGGACTTTTCCTTCAGGAAATACAGTTTCTTCTTGCCGGGCTGACTGCTCCAGTTGCCATCGGCTGGCGTGATCAACTCCCGGTTTGCGACAATAATGTCACTGACCGAGGCCCCGGCGTTGTCCATCATCATGCGCCACGCCGCGTTGATCACTCGCTGCGCATGGCGCATCAGATACGGGATGCCAAAACCGAAAATGCAGCTCTCGTCTTTTTCCCAGTTGAATACCGAGTAGGGCCGATCGCCGGTGTCCATCGGATTGAGAACCACTTTGAGTACGTGGTTGCCCGAGAAAAACACCACCGCCTCGATCTCATCATCCAGTTCGTCACACTCGTCGGGGCCCAGCGGTTCGCCAGCCTCATCCAACGCGTCCAGTAGCTCATCCTTACGGATCGGCCCGTGATACTCCCACACCTCGTATTTAGTGTCCGTGCTGACCGAATCAACGCCCGTGATGGCACGGATATCGTTGGTGTAGTCCTTCGCGATACCGGCGCTATCCTTGCCTGCCCGCACCACCGCGCGCACCTGCTCAGTCAGCGCTCCCGGCAGCCGGGCAAACTCCCGCAGCTGTCGCTTACTCCACAGGTGTCGCTCGAATACGAACTCTGCCTCATCGATGGTGCGAGCCGACATGTCCGGGAAAAAATCCCACGGGTCTACACGCTCGATAGCCGGCTCTAGTGACTCCGTCACCGTCAGCACAGCCAGGCCAGACTGATCGGTATCCCAGCGTTTGCGGGTACGGCCGACAATCACCGGGCCTTTGAGCACGCCGGTACCGACGACCGCTGCATCATGGATGACATCACGCGCCTTGATCTGGTATCGACTTTCCTTGAGCTGATCATCGATTTCGGTCTGCATCATCTCGGCCTTTTTGCGGGCCTCGCGCATTACTTCGTCCGCCACCTGTCCGAGATCGACCGGCTCGCCGTCGGGGCCTTGCCCCATCTGCCCCGGCTCGATCTGCTCCAGCTGCGGCACCGGCGTCGGACCTATCCCCCAGTTGCGGTCATCCGTGGGGAACAGCATATCCTGCAGCCGCGCTTCAGCCGCATTGGTTTTGTTGCGGGTGATGTTGACGAACAGCTCAGAGCCCTCGGCCAGCTTCAGCCTTGATACGGTTTCAGGGTCATACTCGCCATGGTACTGCCGGTAGTCGTTCAGCCAGCGCGTCTCGATCTGCGCGCGCTTCTGTACCTGCTCATGGGCTATCCGGGACAGGCGTGAGCCGAATACCTGCAGGCGCTCGGCGGCCAGCTGTTTTTCGTCGTCGTGATCTGGGTGCATCAGAGCCTCACGGCTGTGGCAAATGATAGGGTCGTATCGCCTCGCGGCGAGGGTGTGTTACCAGACGCGTCCGGTCAGCGTCAGTTGCAGCCAGGCACCACCCGGCGTCATGCATAGCAGTGTCAGCATGATCAGTACCCCACAGTGGTATCTGCGATAACGGTTTCCAGTACCGGCGTGTCATCGTTTTTGCGCACCGGCTCGGCGAAAGTCAGGGCCAACGCATCAGCGCCGTCGGGGGAGCGCAGGCCACGCTTGCGCATATCCTCTTTGCTCTCGAGTATACGGCGCTGGTTGCTGTCGTATTTGTACTGCGGCCCGCACAGATCGGCGTGGAGTGCATCACTGTCCGGGATCATCACTGGCATATCACCGGTCAGCCAGTCTCGCATCGTCCACCACATCTCGGCGCGTTTGTTGCGGTACCGCTCCGGATCCAGCGCACTACTGCCAAAATTCACAGGGACAATGATCCGCTTCTGACTGTCCGGCAGCAGCTCCATCAAACGGTCATAAACGCCGGCGCCCAGACCGCCCACGTCGATCGCCACCTGTGCCGGCTTCTCGTCGCGGATGATGGCATGCACCCGGCCGGCGACTTCCATCGTGTCGGCATGGGTCAGCATCTGCAGGTTGTACGCGGCCCGGGTACGGCGGCGGATAATCGCGGTGCGGTCGTCACCAAAACGTGCCGGGTCCACACCAATGATCAGCGGGCCGGACGCCAAGCACTTGTACTTGCGCGCCCGCATCACAGACTCGGGCTGGATCAGCGTGTCACCACCGGAGACCTGGAACGCCTCTTGTGCGGTCATCGGGTACTCCTGTTTGAATGCGCTCTTGCCATCGACACCGTCAGCACTCAGCTCGGCAATCTTGAAGCGGCGGAACATGATCTGCTGATCATCCAGCGAGTAGATCGCCTTCAGCTCCTCCTCCTCAGCGCTCAGGCTGAAGTCGTCCGGCACCGGCTTGCGGTACTCGGCCTGCCAATACCAGGGCACGAATATGGCGATGAACTCAGACTCCCCCGCTTCGGCGCGCTGCCATTGCTGGTGGAAGTAGTTGCCGATGCCGTTGGCCGTGGACTCCAGGATTACCTCGGTGTCGGGGGCGTCGGGGACGGCTTGCAGGATGCCTTTTGCGTGCTCGGCAGCATGAGGCCAGAATGCCACCTCTGAGCCGTGGAAATATTGGATCGTAGTGCCTCGGCCCACACTTTTGTTGCCAGCCGTGCCCACCTTGTACCCGGAATCCAGACGATCAAATATCAGCTCCTTGGCGTTACTCGCGCCGGTTGACGGCTTCACCAGTGCCGGGCAGTGCTCGTGATAACGCTCGGCCATCTCAAACAGGGC